TGAAGAAGGTAAGAACGTTTTACTAGTTACTTTAGAAATGTCTGAGCTATTGTATGCTAGACGTATTTGTAGTAACGTTACTAAGATTCCAATGAAAGAACTAGCTCAAAACTCTGCTAGTATTAAACATGGTATGAGTAATGAAGATGGTAAAATTTTTATTAAAGAGTTTCCGCCTGCAACTATTACAGCTAACCAACTAAAAGCGTTTATTAAGAAGTTTGAAGAGCAGGGTATTAAGTTAGATGCTATTGTACTAGATTACCTTAATTTAATGCACTCTACCGTTGGTAATAATTCATATGAACGTATTAAGCATGTAACTGAGCAAGTACGTGCAATGAGTTATTTGTTTAATTGCCCTATTATTTCAGCTACTCAGTTAAATAGAGCTGGGTTTGATACAGATAATCCTGACTTAGCGACTATTTCTGAGTCTATCGGTCTAGCTGCTACTGCTGATGCTATTATTTCTATTTTTCAGAATGAAGAAGATAGAGGTATAGGGGTTATCAGACTAGGTATGATGAAAAATCGATACGGTCCAAGGGGTAATACTCAAGCTATGAGAATTGATTACTCTACTCTAACTATTGAACAAGCAGATGATATAGAAATTGGCGAGGATATGGACGATACGCTTAATGTATTAGCAGGACTTGCACAATAAGGAACTTTTAGTAAATAATGGAAAGTGAATATCCAAGTATGGACAGATACTGATTTACATGGAGCAGGTGCTACCCTTGTATTAAAATGGTTATATAAAGATGCTAAAACATTTAGTATTAATGATGTTACAGAGTATACTTTTACCGGTAAATTTAAAGGCGCGTTACAAACATTAGATCATTATGATAGAGTTTATATTGTTGACTTAGATTTAACCCCGGAACAAATTAAGTTAGCTGATAGAGATAATGTTGTTATTGTTGATATACATAAAAACCACATTAACAATAAATCACTCTATAAAAAAGCAAAAGTTATTTTAGAAGACCACCCGTCAACACCTGATTTAATTTATGATAAATTTAGCAACCATTTGATCCATTTAACTGATAAACAGCTATTAATGATTGAGTATATTGGTACGTATGATTGGTATAATACCAAATATAAAGAATCTCTAAAATTAAATGCAATATATTATAATTTAAATTCTCCAAAAACAGAAAACTTTATTTCAGCATTTTCTGACGGGTTTAGAGATTTTACAATTCATGAAAAAAATGCTATTAAGCTCTACTTTAAGAAGTTTAAAGACCAGATAGATACAGGTGAAGTATTTACAGGAATGATAAAGGACTATAGTATTGTAGCAACATTTGCTAATTATGCAGTAAATGAGCTAGCTCATTTTTTAATTAAGAAATACAATACAGATATTGGTATAATAGTCAATACACAAGCTAAGACAGTTTCGTTTAGGCGGTCAAAACAATGTGATGCTGACTTAAGCATTTTAGCTACAAAGTTATGTCAAGGCGGAGGTCATGCAGCATCTGCCGGTGGTAAGCTAACTGAACAATTTGCAAACTTAACCAAAACATTTGTACCGTGCTAACTACATCTAACATATCCCCAAACCCTTCAAAAACTTTAATACACGATGAGACGGAGCATTTATTACTTTGTTTTTGTACGTTTTGTTCAATGTTAAAAGGCAAAAAATTATCTCTACAAAATATTTTTATTTTAGTCTTACAGGAAGAACGATTAAGGAATATATTAAAGGATCTTTTAACTATCGAGACTAATTTCGACATAGTAAAACTATTCATTGACTTTGAGCCGGCAATAACAAAGTCAAAATATATTACTAAGTTCCTTAATTCAAATTCGGATATACAGTTGTAAAAAACTGTTGAAATTCTCTTTGCAGGTCCTATAATTATGGCATGAGTACTTTTAATACTTCAATGTTTCAATCAATTAAAGACGCGTTAGCGAGCTCCGAGAGTAAGGGCTCTGCTACATTCAACGAAATTATGCAGACTAAGGTCGGTAATACGTTTACGGTTAGGCTTTTGCCTTTTGCAAAAGATCCTAGTAAGACATTTTTTCATTATTATAATCATGGATGGAATTCTTTCGCTACTGGACAATATGTACAGACGTTAAGTCCGCAGACGTTCGGTGAACGAGATCCAATCGCTGAAGAGCGGTTTAAGGTTCTTAGAACGGGTAGTGAAGAAGAGAAGGAAAAAATGCAAGCTATTCGTCGACTCGAAAAATGGCTTGTTAATGTTTATGTTATCGACGATCCTGTTAACCCAGATAATAACGGTAAAGTAAAAATCCTTCGGTATGGTAAGCAGCTTCAAAAAATTATTACTGAGGCTATTGAAGGTGAAGATGCTGAAGAGTTCGGTCCTCGTATTTTCGATCTTGGAGAAGAAGGTGTAAACTTTAAGATTAAAGTCGAGCAGCAAGGTGACTTTCCAACATATGTTTCTTCGAGATTTACTACTGCTGGTAAGATTGACGTTTCTGAAGACAAGCAGAAGGAAATTTACGATAGCGCGTTTAATCTTACTGAAGTGTTTACGCAAAAGTCTTACGACGAACTTAAAGATATGCTTAATGAGCATTATTACTGTAAGACAGAAGAAGAGGCTCCTGCTACATCAGCGCCTGAACCAGCTGCAGCGCCTGCTGAGCCAGAGCCAGTAGTTGCAACTAATGATACAGTTGAAGAGGATATTGACGATTTGTTAAAGGATCTCTAATATGGACACACAAGGAATGACACCGGAGGAGAAAGCTGTAGTTATGCAGTTTATGGGTCAAACCTATGGTCAGATACATAAAAGTGATCAAGACATTATAGGACAATCTGGAAATCTTCAGCCAAAGTCTAATCAAATGAAACAAATATTTGAGCAGACGGCACATATACCTACAGTGAATAATCCCCAGCAACATGTTGCACCGCCGCCACAGCAAGAAACTCCTGCTCCGCAACCAGTACAACAAGTTACACCGGAACAGGCTGCGATTGAATTACAGCAACAGCCACCGGTTCCACTTTATGATGACGAACCGGAAGTCAACCCAAATCAAATGGAGCTAGATTTATCTGAACCTACTGTTACAGATAAGTTACTGGATATCTTAAAAGAGCAAAATTTGCTATTGAAAGAAATTAGCTTAAAATTAGATAATGGAAAAAAGACAATTAGAGGTCGCAAATAAAGCTGAATTTCTAAAGTTATTAGACGCTATTTCAAAGATAAATGATAGCGGAGTTATTCTAGATATAAAGAAAGATAGTATATCGAGTCTAGTAGCTAGTATAGATAGTACTTTAATTTTATACTCAGAGTATAAAGCAGGTTCAAAGTTTGAAGATACAATAAATGTTCCTGATGTCAAGAAGTTGCGTAATGTATTGGATACTATTGAAGATAGTAATATTTCGCTTGAGATTAATTCAAATAATCTCCAATACAAAGGATCTGGAGTAAAGTTTAAGTATCATCTTTTTGAAGAAGGTTTTATAACTAAGCCTAGTATTAATTTAGATAAAATTAATTCTTTTAAGTTTGATGTTGAATTTAAACTCAATAAAAATACCTTACAAAGGTTATTTAAAGGTAGCACGTTTGCTTCTGAAACTAATAAAATATACTTCTATACAGAAAGCGGGAATTTAATGGCAGAGCTTACTGATCGAGCTCGTCATAATACTGATAACTTTACTTTAAGTTTAGGTAAAATAGATCTAGATCTCAAACCTATACCAGTTAATTTAGATAACATTAGACTACTCTCCATTATCAATGAAGAATTTAATGTTAGTATAAACACTGAATACGGAGTTGTTGTATTTGATATTGAAGATAAAGATATTAAATTAAAGTATATCATTTCTGCCCTAACTCAATGACAAAGCTACAAAAAAAGAATAAACTCAAAACCGCAGGTTACTTTATCAAAAGATTAAAAGATAACGATTTTGTCACATTGCGTGTGTTTGATAAGTACTGTGAGTCTGATCCGCGTAAATGGACTGTTTTAGTTGATCCGGGTGGAGCTTCAGTGTATATTACATGTTTTGAAAATACACCATTTAAAGGAGAGTATCTATTTAGCTTTAATGACGGTAATCAGGTATTTAACAATAATTTTAGCTTAAAAACTGATTCAATTGAAGTAGTTGTTAGCAAGTTATTGAGATCAGGTGTACAGCAGAAAGATAAGAATAGTTTTCTGAATAAATAATAATATGAACGACGAACCAGAAGAAGATTCCGACAATTATGATAATGATGAGGAATTAAGAGAGCTGGTTGAAAAAGCTCTTAAGCAAAGTCTTGTTGAAAAAAAGACGTTTAAGAGAAGGCAAGATTTAGCACAAAGACTGTGCACTATTATTAGCGAGTATTTAGATTGTTATATTTTATTAGGGTACGATTTCCAGGGAAGACATCTTGATATAAAAGCATCAAAAACGCCCCAACAAGTAGAGGCGTTAAATTCTTTTTTACTTAAATACTTTGCATCAGAAATGAATCATATTAAAGGCTATAATAACGGTATGGGCGGTCCAGATGAAATATTGTAAAAGAGAGATATACGCTGTTGAGACAGGAGATTATGTAGGTAAGATGTTCGTGGTAGTAGACCCTAAAAAAGATACTATTGGCTGTCTTATTTTACCTCAAATGGAAAATGTTAATGTTCCGATAGAATCATTTGATAACGGAAGGAACAATGATATAATAAAATTAGTGGAGAAGCTACCAAAAAAAGTTTACTCTGTTGTAGAAGCTCAGTATAAGAAAAATGAAAACTCTGATAATAGACGGCAACAACTTAATACACCGAACGTTTCATACAGCGAAGGCGCAGTCGAAGAAGACGAAAAACCACTCGGATTACCAGGTAAGTAACTTCCATATATACTTTACGCTTAATGCTGTTAGCTCTTACGTAAAACAGTTTGTTCCGGATAATACTATATTTGTATGGGACGAAAAGCAAGATTATAAACCCAATATACGTAAGAGTATCCTTAAAGAATATAAGGGAAATAGATCTAAAGATTCTACCCCTCATCAAAACAATGAAGTCATAAAATCTATACTCTACTCTATGGGGATAAATTCTATTTTCCCGCGGGAGCTTGAAGCTGACGACATTGTAGCTTATATTTGTAGAGAACATGAGGGTTCAAAGGTTATTATTTCTGTAGATAGGGACTTTTTACAGTTAGTTAGTCCGGAGTGCACTTTATACGATCCTATTCGAAAGAGGTTCTTCGAAGCGGGTAATTTTGAGAAACAAACAGGATTTAAAAATGTCGAGCAGTGGTTTACAGCAAAGTGTTTGACAGGTGATAAGTCGGATAATGTACCAGGTATACCTCGCTTTGGCAAAGCGTCAGTTAAAAAATATTTTGAGGATCCAGACTTTATGCTAGATGAAAAACAGCGTGAAATATTCAAACGAAATTTAGATATATTTTGTTTAGATAAGTACGAATCGCTTCCGGAAGAAGCGCAGTATTATAAAGACCAGCTAGCAGTTAAGGTTGATCCCTGTTATAAAGTGTTTTTGGAGTACTGTGAGGAATACTCATTTAAGCGCATACTTGATAAAAAAGAAGATTGGCATAATTTGTTTTTTATGAAAAGCTTATATAATAAGTTAAATGATATCGCTTCCTGAAG